AATCACGTAGCGCATGAACACTTCGCCCGCCACGCCGTAGTTCTCGTGCATGGGGTTGAACGCCTCATCGGACTCGGCCTTGCTCATCTGGTCGTTCTTGGACACTGAGAACTCCAGTATCCGCATCAGTTCGCCCTCTGGGAAATCCTTGAGGTTGTACAACTGGTCGTACAGACTCTTGTTGCCCGAGGTGATGGCGATCAATGCCCAGCGCAAAGAGTTGCTCCGCTCCGCGTTGGTCTGGGACTGCATACGATTACGCCCACGCCCGTGCGTGATGCTGTACCCCATGTTGCTGACCTCTTCGTCCAGCATGTTGGTCAACTCATCAATCGTGGCAGGAATGCTGCCCAGCACCGCAATCCTGTGCATACGCGCAAGGTACTTGTCCTCTTGGTTCAGCAGTGTCTCCACTGGCCGTCCCCAGATGCTGTTGACCATATGTTGTATGGTGGTCTTACCAACACCAGAGCCGTTGTTGGTCAGGTGGATGATGGCACCACTGAGCTTGGTGAACTTGAAGAGCGTTGAGCCGAACCCAGCAAACAGGGTGAACGCCCGCACCTCATTGCCCGGTGCAGCGTAGATGTTGGCAACACGCGCCCACTCGGATACGGTGCCTTTCTTGCCGTAGGCAGCGGCGACCTCTGCGGTGGCGTTCGATGAGGGGCTGTACACAACTCCCGATGCAGATATCTCCCGGTTGCCAACCACGAACTTGGTGTCGTTCTCATGCCAGCCAAATTGTTGGCGGGCCTTCTCAGCCTCAGTAAGCTGTTGCAGTTCATTGACCCATCTTGTTACGTAAGCCATGATTCCATCCAGTTTTGCGTTGTACGCTGCCACGCCCTGAAACGACAGCACATCTCTGAGCTTGTCGCGAGACATGACGCTTGAAAGAGGGCAGGAGAATTCCTTGATGCCGTCCTTGGGCATGTGCAGCCGCATCCAGAGCGACTCACCAACATCCGGGTCGTCCAGCCTTTTGACCACATACAGGTCGTACTCATACACGAGCTTGTCCTGCGGTTCATCATCGTCCTCCTCATCCTTCTTGCGCTTCCTCTCACCGGGCAACTCACGACGATACACACCACCGTTCTTGCCACGGAAATATGGGAATGGGTACTCAGGAATTTCAACTGTGACTTCTTCCTCCAGCACCGCGTTGCGCATGACAACAATGTTGTCCTCGGCCTTGGCCTCCGCAATGGATGCGCCAATCTGAATGGGGGAAGTGATCTTGCCGCGATTGGGGCACTCGTCGCACACACCCGGGTTCAGCCCTTGGAAGGTGGCGCACTTGTATGGCTTGCCAATCAGCGTATCGGCCTTGGTCTGCGTCTCCGTCGGGTCGTACTCTGGATGACCGTGTGATATCTTGTGGATTGCCAGTTCGCCATCTTCACAGTTCACAGCGATTGAAAGCCCCGCCCGCCACAACGGCTCTTCGGTTTCTTCTTGGTTCCGATAGATGTGGACAAGCTGAGCACAGCCCTTGCCGTGGGCGCTCTTGCGCATGATGGTGCCAAACTTTGAGACACTGTTACCCATCAATGCGCGGGTCGTGGCATCCAATGCCCTGCGCGGCACGTTCTTGGCAAACGGCAGATCAGGCTCACCCTCTTCCGCACCGATGCCTACGATCCCCTGAAAGCGGCTCAGTGTGATCGCTGGGGACGCCAGCATGACATCCACCGTCTTGGGTGGGTTGTCTTTGAAGTTCAGCGTCTCTGGGATACGCAGGATGCGGGCCGCATCAGCAGTTACCGCAGGGTCGGCCTTGAGGTTGTAAACAGCGCAGAACTTCTTGAATGCTTCTGCTGTGGGCTTCCAGTCGTTGTAGAAGACTGGTGCTGTCAGTGTCCAGTACGCATGGACACCTCTGCCCGAGTTGACTATGGTTGGCCTTGGTAGTCCGGTGACCTTAACAAATCCTTTGAGAGCCTCAAGAGCATCTGCCTGTGTTTCGTATGGCTTGTCTTCGCCGCAGTCCAGATCAAGCCAGAAGGCTTTGAACCACTTGGCGTTCTGGGCTGTGCGCCCTTCCGATGCGTTCAGGTACTTCGCACACCCAAAATATGCGTCATACCCTTGCGCGATCAAGCCTTCTACTACACCGTCGATCTCTTCAATAGTCTCTACAAACGTCTGTCTTGGAGCACCTTTTCTCAACCCAACCACACAGTACAGTCCCTCTTCTGCCAAGACAGAAGAGAGAAAGGGAATCCGTGAGGTCATCGTTCGCTCTCTCAGCAACCCACTACTGGCGGTAGTGGGCGGGGGTTATTGGGTTACTTAGCCTTGAACCTTGCGATCAGTTCTTTCAGCGTCTCCCGCGTCTTCGGATGCGGAGTGGACTTGCCTAAGAACCACAGGTACACGGCCTGACGGGACACACCAAGGTACTCAGCCACATCGGGGACTGGGATGTCCTTGGCGATGCAGATACGCCCAAGCTGCACACCCACGTGAGATGAGTCTGCCTTCTTGTTGGCTGCTGCAAATTTGCGTGAGTATCCTTTGTTGTTCATGGTGTAGGTGGGGGTACTTGCTGTATCCGCTTTCCCCCCAAACTCCTTACTCAGCCCAGTCGTCCAAGATGGCGCTCACATCTTTCGGTGCGGCTTTCTTGGGGCGCTTGGTCGGCTCCTCAGCAGGCACTTCTTCGGCCTTGACTTTGACAGGTGCCGGGGCAGGTGCTTCATCCTCATCACCATCATCGGTGCTTGCGGCAGGCGCTGCGACAGCTTTGGGCTTGGCTCCATCCAGTGCTGCGGGCGTCTGGCTGATTGCTGCCTTGGCCTCAGGGCTGCGGCCCTTCTCTTGGCAGTTGGCCATCTCATCGGCCTCCAGCGGGCGCACGGCCTTGAAGGTCAGCTTGGGGGTGGCACTGGCGGTATCAAAGCGCATCTCGGTGACCACTGCGGTGATCGGGAGGCCATGACCACCCAAGAACTTAGCATATGCCTGCATGGGCATTTTGCCGTTCTCCACATTTCCAAAGATGGACTGCGCGGGCAGTGTCAGTTGGTAGATGTCGCCTTGCAGATCGTTCTCCAGCATCACAGCCATGCGTTGGCTGAAACGGCAAGCACGACCGCCGCCCTGTTTAGCAGAGCCAGCGATGTTCTGCGGGCATGAGGCGCACTTGGATGCCTGCGGTTCTGAGACTTTGACATCCGGGGAGATGCCGTCATTGGACCAGCAGTCGGGGGAAATGTTCTTGCCTTCTTCATAGTCTCCAGCGTAGAAGCTGCGTGACACGTTGGCGTTTGCGGCCACGATCACAATGTTCATCGAGCGGTCCTCATTTTGAGCAACCTCTTTGCCATCCACAAGCATACGGAACACGCCGCCACGGATAGAGATACGCTTGCCGCTGCCACCGCCACTGCCGCCCATCAGGGCTTTGGTGGTCTCATCAAGTTCGATGTTGCGCAGGTGTGCGGGCAGGGTGTTGCCGCCTTTGGAAAACAGGGTCAGTTCACTCATCATTAACTCCTTTGGTGACGGGGGTGATTGCTACGGGCGTGGTCATGGCTGCAATGTCTGCGCGTTTGAAGCGCACTTTGTTGCCAACACGGAAGTGCGGAATCTTTCCTTCACGCACCATCGTGTACACGGTCTGGCGGGAGACGCGCAGGAAATCTGCGACCTCCTGAACAGTCATATTTTCATTCTGCACTTAGCTTCTCCTTATGGTAACTGCGTACCGGCTATCGACATTCATGTTGGGGGGCAGCATGTCGGGGTTCTCTTCAAGTAGTTGCTTCATCGCAGTCTGACTGACGCGCTTCTCCAGCAGATCAGGCATGTTGTGCTGCATGATGAACTTGTGCATGGAGTTCCAATCGCTCGTCCAGTAACGGGTCTTCACTGTACGAATGACTGTTCCATGTTGGGTCTTGAGGCTATCAGCGCCAATGGATTTGCACAGGTCAAGCAACTTGCCTTCCAGCACTTCCATCTGCTCTTTGATCGCCCCGTCTTGCTCCTCATACTCGCGTAAGAGGGTGCTTCTCTTGTCACGCATCTTGATGTAGACGGTGACGAGTTTGTCTACCGATATGTCTTCGGTCATGGCTTACTCCTTCTTCTCTGTGGTTGGGATAATAACGTCAAATTTTACAATGTCAATAGCTCCTTAACTCAGTAGTTCCCCGTAGAGGTCAACGATCTTGATCC